GGTCAGGACCGAGACGCCCTCGCCTTGGCCTTGCCCTTGGATGTCGTCCGGGACGTCCTCGTACCACTCGTAGAGGCCGGTGCCCGGGTCTTTGCGACCGCGGCCGTACTTGTCGAGGGGGTCGGTGTCGGGCTCGTCCGGGTGGCCGCCATCGCGGCGGCCAGTGCTTCCGGGTCAATCCCCGATTCCCAAACCTTCTCGGCCGCGGCGCGATCCTCAAACCTGTAGTCAGTCAGGACCGCGAGCGATGCAAGCGCAATGGCGCGCAGCCCCACGCCGTCGGCCTGCATCTCTTCGAACACAGCACCCAGAACGAGTTTCGGCTGGTCTGCGTTGGATGGCCCAGGATCAGTGCCGCCGAAAATCTCCTGCCATCGGGCGCCCTCCTGCCATCCCCTCTCGGCGATAGCAACGACCGTGTAGTCCTTGCCTTTGATCGGAAAGACCATCGGGGGGATAGGTTCGTAAGCCTTGAATGCCATGCGATTTCACTCCTTCGGCTGTTCGGCTGTGTGTGGCTGTTGAGTGACGCGGGCGACCACAGCCGAAGCCGCCCGCGTCACGACTTGCTAGGCGCCTCTGACGTAGGTGTACGCGACGGACGCGCCCACGGCGTTGGTCACGACGATGTTCGCCGCGCCAGCCGTACCGGCAGGCATCACAGCAACGATCACGGAGTCCGAGATGACAACCCAAGACGTGGCGTTGGTCGCACCGAACTTCACTCCGGTGGTGGCGATGGTGCCGGTGAAGGCCGCGCCGGTGATGGTGACCTGACCGCCGACAGCGACCCCAGACGGCAGGGCCGACAGGATCACCGGGACAGTCGGAGCGACACCGGGGTTCGTGATCAAAGCCAGCGGAACATCGGTGCCGGTGAACGAGATCGCAACGACGTCGAGATCCTTCACACCCGACTGCGAACGCTCCCACTCCACGAGTGCGACACCCTGGTACGCCTCGGGTCCGCCATTCTTGTCATACCACCGGAAACCGACGCGAGCAGCGTCACCCCACTGGCCGACAGTCGCGGCGCGGACGAGTTCCTGACCGGCGTCATACACGCCAGCGGCGGTACGACGGAGCACAGTCGTGTTGGCCGTCCACTCCTCGAAGGTCTTCTCGAACGACGCGGAACCGTTCGTGTCGTAGGCCGAAGCGTCGACCAAGGTCGGCTTGGAGGGGAGCGGCTTGAAGTCGTTGACGCCGTTGAGCTGGAGCCAGCCCCCGGCAAGGGTCAGGTCTGACGTGACGTCGCACCTGAACTTTCTCGCAAGCGCTGTGGACATGGTGTTGTCTCCTTCTGATGGGGCATACGAAAGGCCACGAGCAGGTGCGCGCGTGACCGGGTTGGTTTGCCCCACGAGGGGCGAATCGGGTTGTTACCAGGGGCGACCGGACGTCACAGGGACGTCCACGTCGAGTTCATAGTTATCGGAACGCTCGTTGCGCTTGGCGGTGTCGGCGCCGAGTTGGATCGACGACACGCGGAGCATCTGGTTTACGTGCGCGGTGCCGAATTGCACGTGTTCGATCCCGTGCAGGAGGTTGAAGAACGAGTCTCCGAGTTCATCCACGTCGAGCGAGTCGTTGACGATGCCACGGAACCAGAACTGCACACGGATGTGCGAGAGGGCAACCTTTGCCTCATCTGACGCGGTGTAGGCCGTGACCGCATAACACCTGTCAGGGCCTGTCGGCAGCGCCTTCATGAACCCCGGATCAGTGATGCCGTTGGCCGACACATAGGCCGAGAGTCCGAGGAGGAGATCTTTCGTGAAGCTCACAGTGACCCCCAACTACGTGCCGTGACCTTGTCCCAGATGTACTCGCCGGCCTTGTTGATCGCAGCCTCACCCTTCTCGACCATGGCGACCTCAAGGAACTTCGGGGCGCCGCCGGTGGGGTGCTTGAAGAACATGTGCTCGTGCTGGTATCGGGCGTAAGGCCCGTCATAGGTGATGCCGATGGTGTTCAGCCCGCCGCGGTCCTTCTTGACCCGCCCACTTGAGGCGAGATCCCCGGACTCCTTGGGCACCAACTCGTCTGAGCGGTCGAGGATGATCTGGGCGCCTTGCTCGAGGCCGTCCTTGATGTGGGTGCGGACCATGATGGCGATGCCTTCGAGGTCCATGTGGTTCTCCCAGCGCATCGACATCAGGTCAGGTCGACTTCGATGTGGTCCGGCAGCCCGAGCGCGCCCGAGTCACGGCGTCGAATCGCCGACACCTGAGAGGCCCTGCCGTCGACTGTCACCCGAGACTCAGGGACGAACGATGCCGCGTCAGACAGCGGCCCGAACCAGATGGTCTTCTGGACCAACTGCTCACCGGCGGACGTGCGGACCAGGACAACGCCGTCGTCGAGGAAGCCCTTGAGGACCACGGGCGCCGCGTAGGTGTCACCCGTAGGCCCCGCGCCTGTGAAGGTCTCCACGGTCGCCGTGTGGACGAAGAACGCAGCGATGGCGCTCATTGTCGGGTCTGATCCTCAACCAACGGCACCCCGGTAAGCCAGGTGACGTTCTGATCCCAAGGCATGAGGCCCTGGCCAGCGTCAGCCGGCGTCGGGTCGATCGAGAACGCGCCACCACGGCCAGCGAGTAGGCGCAGTGTGCGAATGTCGGAGCGGGACAGGTACAGCCCACCGATGCCCATGTTCGAGCCCTGCGAACCGTAGGAGATGTTCGCCGACCCGATGCCTACCGCGTGAGCCGACGTGACGTTGTTGAACGCCCGCGCCGCAACACCCAACAGGATGCCTATGGCTGTGGTCCCGAGCGGAGTCCAGATGGTCTCACACAGGTCTTGGGCGAGCTGCAGGATCAAGGTTGCCCTGGCCGTGTCAATGGCCGGGTCCTCCAGGTACGTGCCGAGGTCGGAAGCCACGGCGATTGGTGTGCTCATGTGCTCGTCTCCCTCGACACGTACCGGATGGGGTCAGGAACTACGGTCAGCTGCCGGCCGCGTGGGTGTAGGCCACGAAGGCGTTGGGCGTACCGACCACGAAGCCGTAGTACGCCTCCACGAGCAGCAGCACGAGGTTCTCCTGGAACGCGGAGTGCCACGTGGTGCCGTCGAAGTAGTTGGCCTCGTTGGACACCTTCACGCTGATGTCCATGCCGACGCCGTAGGCGCACTGGCTGAAGTCGCCACCGATGGCGCGCAGACCCTGGTCGATGACCGGGGACTGAGTGACCGTGATCGATGGTGTGGTGCCACCGGTCAGGCTCGCCTTCGTGGAGACCGGTGCGGACGCACCGCTGAAGGTCAGTGTGAACGGGCCACCGGCTGCGCCAGTGACGGCCACGCCGCCAGTAACCGAGCCAGGCAGCAACTGAATCGCGGTCTGGATGGTCGCTGCCGTGGGAAGGGAGGTACCGGCAGTGATCGGCGCCGTGGTCTGGCCTCCGATGGTGACGGTGAACGTGCCACCAGTCGGAGCGCCGTTGATCGTGATGACCTGCACCGCGTCGCCGGAACGGTAGTACCGGCCGGACACGCCGCTGTTGAAGAACGCCGGGTAGCCGATCAGGTTGCCGGCGTTGACGCCGCTGTTGGCGTTGTACGCGTCGGCGACGAAGAACGGGCGACCGTTGCCGTCCACGGACATGGCGGCCTCGGGGCGAAGCAGCGGGTCGCACGCGAACCCGGAGAACTCCATACCGGGGATGGCGGCGACCTTCGCAACACCGGTCCACAGATCGGTGTAGACGCCACCAGCGTTGGCCGCCGTCACGCCGATGACCTGCGTGTTCGTGGTGTTCTTCAGGAAGTCCGGGAATGGCCCGGCCGCGCCGGTCTTGAGGTCCTTGCCGTGAATCGCGGCGTAGTCGAACGCGCGCGCGATCGCAGATGGTAGATCCTGCGACAGCTGGTCGTAGAGACCGGCCGCGTTGGACATCACGACTTCCTGGCTGACCGGGACCAGAAGGGCGACCTTCTTGCCGGTCATGACCTTGACGCCGACGCCACCCTGGGCGACAGGCTTGACGCCACCCTCAGAGACCCACCCTGCGGTGGGGATGTCCATGGGGACTGGGATCGCGGTGTTGGCCGAGACCGACAGTGGAACCCTGCGGGCGAGCCGCTGGACGGCCGAGACCTCGGAGGCCTTGGCGAAGATGGGGCCGGTGATCGTCGGGGGCAGTAGGGTGCCCGCAATGTTGTTGAGTTGGACAGCAGCCATGATGGCTC